ATCTGAGAGAATAAACTTGGTCTGAATTTGGTCTGAGAATTTTTGGTCTAAAGATTTTGGTCTAGAATATTTTTATATTTAAAATAAAAATAATTTTATAAAAATAATTATTAAAATAATCATTAAAATAATTCAATAAATTATTTGGAATAATTCATGCAATTAATGTTAGATTATTCCTTAAATAATTCTCAAGATTTACTTACAATAATAATTAGAATTATTCTTTCTATTAGGTGTTGGATTTTGTCTTAGCTATTCTATTAAATTTCCTATAAGATTTCTGATGAATCTTGTTAGAATTTGTGAGGAAATTTGGTCTGAAATGTTTTGATGTTTTCTCTAGGAATTTGGTCTGAATATTCCTATCAATTAATTGTAAAAAAATAGGGGGATTTGTGATGTATGTTTGTTCTGTATGAATTGCGTTTTTTTTTGGAGCATTTAAAAACTCAACTCATAATTAGACCACCCTATCCCCCTAGTATACTCTATCTCTTACCAATCCAATCTCTAATGTTTATGGAGAAGAACCATTCATTGTTTACATGAATGACATCATTAGTTCTATAACCCATAATGATCTTACTAACCTCATAGGAACTCATCACTTGCATGGGAGCCTTCCTCATATCATACCTACATCTAGTACTACAATATTTCTTGTTGTAACTCTTGTGATCAAACTCCTCCTTGCAATATTTACAAACGTGTATCATTTTGTCTTTGGTTTAGGATTGAAAGAATCAAACAAGTCTTTAAGCACATCTTCATTATTCATATCGTTCTATATTTTGTTATAGAACAAAGTAAATAAGCTTACATCACAAATCCAAAATTATTTTTATATTTCTCATATTTACTTTTAATATTTTCTGTAACCCAAAACTGTACGGTGTTGGCAAAGCTAATTGGAAAGATATACCAATCATCCTCTGGTATAATATGTACCGCATAAAAATCAATATCATCAGATGTGTAATGAATCTTCGATTGATACCTCAACCTTACTGCGTATTGATTATCACTTCTCTTATAGTTCGTAGACTTGATTTGAACCCTATACAAGCTATTATCTTTATCAACAATGAAGTCATACCTCGTATTGTCTGAAAATGGCTTAGAGATCGTGTAATCTAGCTCTATGCACTTGGTCAAGAATAATGCCTCTGAATGTGTTCCTGTGTTGTTCATAATATGTGTAATCTCTTTTGGTTTTCTACATCTAGAATCCATTCATCTCTCACAAACTCTCCTAACTCTCTACCTAAAGATTCTCTTAATTGTTTATCCATAACTAATTCTTTTATTGATTCCACCCAATCATCCTCACTAGAGCATAAATCAACATTAGCGGATGCTCTTGAATATGTGATCATGTCTGTACCTATGAATGGTTTGTATTTTGATCCAGCTTCTAATATTTTTAACTCACTCTTACACCTATTGAAATCATTATCCAATAATGGTGCTAAAGCAATATCCATTTGCTCAAAGAAGCTTGAATAGTTATAGACTATTATACCTCCGCTAACCATTAGGTTTTCTGATTTACCTCCTCCTGTGAATACATCTATTTGGTGTTTCCAAACAATCTTACCGTAATCACTATTCAGATCAACACCAAACAAATGAAACATTATCTTATTCCTTAATGTCTTGTTTTGGTTTAATCTTCTGATAGGATTTTTCATTATATCTAAATCCATGTAATGGGTTGTGCTACCAGCATAGCCAACAACAACATCACGCTTGTTCTTTGATTTTGGTCTAACACTTTTCCATTGTGGGTCTGCATAATCAATTGCATTTCTAGATACAATTATTGGTGTAGTTGGAGCAATTCCTTTTATCTTTTGCCTTAACTCTTCCGTACTTGTCCAAATGTAATCAGCATAGGATATGTTAGCCATTATGCTACCTTTCCATTCCTCATAATTAATGTCATTCCTCCAGACAATTGGATGGTGTTGAGGCAATTCCCAATAATCATCAATATCAAGAATAATCTTTACACCTTCATTCTTGAACTTCTCTATTATTTCTACATCCTTAAAACCATATCCAAAACTTCTATTGAATACCAAATAATCGTAATCAGATTCTTTTATCTCCTTATCCTTGAATGTGTTTATAAACTCAATGTCATATCCCTTCTGCTTGAGCCTATTAAGAGGAACTATCAATCTATGATAGCTAACTCCACTAGTTATGCTTTTAAGAACAACAAGAAATCGCATAAGCTATTATTTTTACTATTGATGCTACAACTATAAATAATGTTATTATAGGCACAAGTGCCATAAGCATATTATGCCTTTCAGTTTTACCAAATCTCATAATGTTGTGATTGCGTTTTCTTCAATTAATGATCTCTTTATAAAATATACTTTCTTACTATTGGTGTCTCCTTTAAATGTCAGATCAACCCACCTTTCTTTTGATAGAATTACCAACTCTTTTAGCTTGTCTAGTGTAATCCATAGGAATGTATCTTTATCGCAAAACACCCAATAATCAGCACCACTAGAAAGTAATCCACTAGGTTTGTTATACATCCACACCTCTACTATAATATTCTTTGTCTCACTACTTTTATTATCATACTTCACCTCAACTGATTTACCAATCTCTGGAATCCATATATCATACAATGAGCATTTTGATACTATTCTTATAGCACAAGGATATTTAGACTTTATCCTTCTTAAAACAACCTCCTCAATTAAATTACCTACTGCTAAATCTTTTTTAAACGAATCTTGTGAATCCATTGTTGTTTATGTATTTAGTTAATAATTCTAATGGAAACTGATCACCAGCTTCATTTATTATCTTTAAATCACTACCCCAAAGCCTACACAAATAAGCCAAAGCATCTAATTGTGATGCTAATAAGAAATCACATTGGCTTACGGTGTATTTAACGCTCTTTAACTCATCTTCTATGATAACAGGATTGACCATCACAGATATAATAATAAATCCACTAGAAGCCATCATTTTGATGTCTTGACCCATCTCTATAGTTCCATTCAGATGTATGTAAGCATGGCTATAATCATTTGGGTTATAATTCATCTCACAACTCTTGATTATTATACCAAAGGTATTTGGTCTAGGTTCTCTCTTATACTTGAATGGTGATTTTACTATCTTAGGACTGTAAATCATTCTCTAATTTGATTACCATGTTTAATGCTGATTTAGGATGCTTAACTCTATATATATATTTGTTACCATCCTCTGATTGGAATAACCTATAAAACTCATTAAAATCAACAATTGTAGCATTCGTAGGTAATTCAGATAGATTGTCTATCAAATAACCTTTAACGCTTCTTGGTGGGTAAAATCCTTCATTCATCTTCTATTATTTTTCTGATTTGGTCTTCAATTAATGAAAAACTAAGAAATTCATTCATTTCAATAAGGTTTTCCATCAAAGGAATAATTAATTCATCCTTATTTAAGATATCATCACTCTCATATATGTAGAGCAAGTCTTTTAGCATATCTGCGTTCTTTTCAAATGGATCGTTGTAATTCATATAATACTTTTTTCCAATATTTCTTAGTTTTACTGTTTTTGTATCCATATGTACCACCATTCCAATTCCTAGCAACAACTTCTTCATTAGAGCCTTTATGATGATAATCTCTCCATAGCTTAAACATCTCAATAGACTTCCTTTTACTAATTCTATCAGAATATTTGAATTTTGGTCTATCTTTCTTCAGTAATTTAAGTATTCTATTGCATTCATCAACCATAATTGGTCGAATTTGTAATATTCCAATTGAAAACTCCGTTAAATGTGTGTCTCCAACTGCTAGTGAGTCATTATTTGACTCCACCTTCATTAGAGCCTTAATTAGAGGCTCTTCTTTGATTTCTATTTTTTTTACTATTGGAATTTTGATTGCCTCAATAAATTTGGTCTGAAAGAATGTCAAACAGACTAATATGCTTATGATATATTTTTTCATTAGAATAGTTCGGTTTTTGGTGATTTTAATTTCATTGCCTCTTCAAAGATATCTTTTCCTTGGTAAGAATATCTATTCTTTTGCAAATTGTAGTCCAATTTTAAGTATCCATCCTTAAAGACATCGAAGTCTTTTACCTTTTGAGTTTTTATCTCTACTTGAGTGGAGGCTACATCAGACTTACGAAATGGTCTTTGAACAGAACACACAACATCCGATCCATCGGTAATACTACCACCACCTTTTATCTTGTACATATCCACAGGAATGTAATTACCATCCTCACCCATAGATGGTGTCAATTGATGATAAACAATATGATGTGATACGTTATACTTCTTTGCAAACACCTCTTGTCTCTTAATAAATGATGTCAGATAGCTTAAATCTGGAACACCACTCGGTTTAGTAATTTTTAAATACGGATCAATGACCGTAATGTTTACTTTATGCAGTTTTATAAGATTTATGAATTGTTTCTCAATAGATTCAATATCATGCTCACTAGGATACACATAAAACAATCTATCATTGAATTGCTCTATCAAACGCTCACATTTAGCTTTTGTAGAGTGTCTAGGATCAACTCCTAGCATCGTTTTCAACCAATCTTTAACAAACTTGTTCCTAGGATAATTCTCTGGTGAGAATACCGCTACTTTTGCATTTGGGTCATTCAATAACTTAATTAAAATCAAGAAATACAACCAAGATGATTTACCTTCATTTGAATAACCTGTCCAAGTGTTAACCCATCCATACTTCCATTTAAAAATCCTATCATAATCCTTAATAAAAGTTGTTTCAGCTTTACTACCTGTGTTTAGCCATTCCCAAAAGTCTAACTTATCATCATTAACACCATTTGTATCAGTTAATGAGTTGTTTAGTATCTCTTGCTCTATAGATTTCTTAATTGATCTTATGGAGGAAACTATCTCCTTCATTACCGCTTTAGATGCATTTGTTTTCACAACAATATTCTCTTGAATGTTGTCGAGATTTTCGAATATAGAATCTACCATTACTTTTTACCTAGGTATTCCTTTATTCTATCCATTGTCTTCTTGTCGGTAATTCTTATTGCATCAACATTATTAACAAATATGTGTCTGATCTTCGTGTACTTGTTAATTGCTCTTATTTCATCACCAACAATCTCTATTGAGACTCCTTTGTCTTCCTTGTAATTCTTAAATAGGTGTTCAATCTGTTTTATAGTCATGCGTTTTTCTGTTATGGCATTCTGTACATAATATCTGCAATCCATCCTTCTCCACAAACAATCTTTCTGAAAAAAGAGACAAATCTTCAAATGTCTTTAGCGTTCCACATTCAATTATATGATCCACTTGAACATCCTTTCTGAGAAACCAATCCTTACAACTCTTGCATTGGTATTCCCACTTTGATCTGCCTTTGGTTATTGCTCTTCTGTTATCTTTAGCAACCTCATACGCTGGTTTCCATCCTCTCATATAAGTTCGTCTCAGAGATGATCTCAACCAACTAAAGAAAGCTGATTCAGTCATTGTCTTATTATTCCTAGGTTTATCTAACCTACGACCCACCTTACAAAAAACAATTCAATTGTTAATGATTTGAAAAATGATTCGTAATAGATAGAGAATAGAGACTTATTGTTGATTACTAATAAATCAAATCCGTAAGTGTCATCTTCTTTGATGTATATATTTAATAGTTGTATTTTCATTTGTCTACTTGTTTTAAGTTAATAATGTGTTCACTCTTATACCTATCCCTCCACTTAATCAACGGTAATCCAAAATCAGATAAAGTATGAATTGCCTTACCTTTTCTTCTTTTCCATTTTACTGAAATATCCTCTCCATTAGGCATTCTCTCATTTAAATGATTTATATAATAATCACACGTTTCTTCCCAATGCTCAACAGATATACCTTTACCAAAATGTTTTATAGTACCTCCCATTACTCTCATTGGATTAATACCTAAAGGAACACGATTGTAAAATCTTACCTTTGAATTTGGTCTAAACAACATAGGTATGTCTCTATATTCACATCCAACATACTCTCTATCAATAAATGGTTTATCTATATCACTAGTAGTTATGTATACATCGAATAATCTGAAGTAATAACTACAATCAGAACCCCAATTGATATCATCAAAATAGAAATGCTCATCACCATCAAAATATAGAATCCAATCAATCTTTTCCTCCTTACGCATTGCATAATCATATAGGTCTTGTCTTTGGGTTGTCTCAAGCATTTTACGCACTTCTGAGCGACTTTCCCACTTATCGCTTGTGATTACACATTTAACTAACTTATGTTCGTTTAGAACGTCTCTAGTGCCATCTATGGAGCAATCATCAAATGCTATTACATAATCAAAATGATATGATAATCTATCTAAAGTAGACTTGAGAATTACCTCCTCATTTCTAACACGAGTAATTGCTACCTTCATTTTATTAGTTGTTTAATTATTTTATTCACGTTAAAATACTTTTCAGCTATTGATCTGTAATAATCTGTATCAGCAATGTAGCTTGTCTCTATGTCAGATTTAATTTGGTCTAAACTAAAAGACATCTTATACCTTCTTCCGCTACAATTGTTTTTAATCAATTCTGAAATATTATCTTTTGAAATAATTCCATCGTATAACTCACCATTATATCCTCTATAATCATAGACAATAACAGGTCTACCACAAGCCAATGATTCAAATACCGATCTTCCTAATCCAACACAAATATCAGAATCATTGTAATCCTTATGTGACAACTCCCTTCTAACCTTCTCTATTTGAAATGTATTTATTCCTAGAGTTTTTATTTTATTAGAAGCAGCTTGTTGTTGGCACAAACTAAATATATTCTCTATTTTAAGATTAAGTGGTTTTGATGGATAATAAACTTCTAAATCAATTGGGTTTAAAACAACATCACTTTCAAATCCACGCTTTAATATATGTGATTGTATTTCCTTACTAACAGAGATATATCTATCAGCACCAGCGAGTGGCTTTTCTAAATAAGGAATAGTTCCATGACTTATAAAGGTTAACTTCTTATACTTAACCTTATTGAGAATTAGATTGAAACACGAATTATGATTACACAAAACCAAATCATACTCATTCTTTGGAGTTGATCTATAGAAATTCTTAAATCTACCAGAAAATGTCACATTATGTTTCAAAGAGAAAACATCAACATTGAATCCAAGTTGTATTAACTTCTTATAAACGGTATATGTCCAATTCTCAGTTCCTCCGTAAGTCATTAGATGATTATTGGTGAGTAGTACATTCATACTCTACACACTATATCGTATCCTATAGTATCGTCACCTCTCTTGATCTTATCAATGGCTATATCCATTTTATATCTTCCTCTTCTGATACTTTCTTCCGACAAGCCAAATACTTGTACGGTGTACGGATAGTTTTTTTCAATAGTAATAAAATAAAAGTCACTAGGATTGATGCCAAGAACATCCGCATAGAAAACCGCTTGTAAGTCATAATGGTATTTTTTAATGTCATAAGAGAATTGTGTTACATCTTGACAAGTTTTATAATCAATGATATAATGAACCTTGTCTCCAAATGTGTAATGCTTATCTGGTCTAATCCTAAACTGCAAATCATCCATCTCAGCATAAATAGAATGCTCACAATGAGACTCACAACCATCCTCCAATTGACGATAAAACTCATTCGTTTGGAGGTTGTAAAACATCTTAGTTAATCTATTTAAATCATCAATACTAATTGCATCTGGATTTGCCTCTATGTACTCCTTATAAAGTTTTGTTCTCTTATTGGAATACTTCTCTGGAATTACTGAATATTTATCTTGAAATCCTTGAATCCCCAACTCACATATGTCATGGAATTGTGTACCAAATACCAAAGCATCGTTAGACTCCATTGGTATCTTTGCTCTCTTTATTGAATGTTTGTAAATACCTTTCAGATAAGACGAAGATATTATCTCCGTCCCAACTGAATGGTATTTCTCATTCGAAAGATCAGTAACTACTTTCGTGATTTTAAACATCAGAATGGCATCTTATCACCTTGTGTGACAAACTTCTTAGCATTACCAAGATAAACCACTTGCTCACCTTTCTTCTTATTTCCAAAAGAAATAGAAACTGCTTTCCAATTCTGATTATCATCATTTGGGTCAATATTATTATCTACCCAAATAGCTACGTTAAGGTTCTTATTGTTATAAGCCTTGTCTTTAAGTTTTACAATCTCTTCGATGTTCAAACTTCCTAAATATAAATCTGCCATAATTAAAGTGTTATTTTGTTTTGTTTTAAAATGTTTATTTGGACTTGGTCTAAGGTAAATTTTCTTAGATTTTCTTTGACTCCTTCTGGATTAGATTTGTAAGCCAAAATAGCTTTATCAAACCTATCCTTACTCAAGTGTTCTAACTTATTAATTGCTTTGTATGTCCGCTTACTAGTAGATGCTTGAATAGCTAAATTAGCATCATCATCAACTGATTGTAAACCTAAAAGACTACCTAAAGTATATCTTCTATAGTAAGTTATAGCTGAACCCAATTTTTGGGGATCATTTATCTCTGGTAATTTAAGTCTACTTACTACCGCTTCATTTGAATCAATACAAATTATCTGACTCAATACCATATCATCAATAATTGGTTGAAGTAGAAGTAATCTATGCTCTTGGAGCAATGGTTGTAATTGTTTAATCAGACTATTGATGTCAAAATACTTTGACTGATAAAAAGGATTAGTCGCATCCTTGCTAATCGTACCTATCTCTTGTTGCAGTAGGAATAGCTTCTCATTTAAAGATTTACTCATATTTTACTGTTTTAAAGGTTAAACTTGAGCAAGTCTAAACTAAACACCAATAAAAAACAAATATTTATGTTATTATTTCTAAATACGTTGATTTTTCACCATTCCATAGCAATTTACTAGTGAATTTGGACATATCTAAAGATGAATTATCAAGTAAATCATCTCCTGTGAAATTTACTCTAGCCATCTTTAAATCAAAAGACACTTTTAATGGATAAAACTTACCTTTACTTCCATTTAATCCGTTGTCTACAATCAATAAATCACCGTATTTGTAATTACCGTAATGAGCACCTTCAATCCTTCTAACAGGTTTATAATAGAAATACATATAAACCATTGCCAAATGAAGTTGTAATGGCTTATTTATGTATTTACCATCAGTCCAATTGAACCACGATCTTCTTGGCTGATCATTATTTGCTAAGAAAGCTGCATATCCAAGATTATTAATATCATCATTGAATGCTATAAGTCTATTACCTCCTGTGTTGCTTATTTTAGAGCCAAATGAAATTTCTTCATTTTTAGTGAAATTATAATTATTAGAACTTTCAACAATAAAATCAGTCTTTTCAACACCACTAATTGGTTGAGCAGAGGATGTTGGATTTGATGGTAATGGTATTAGTTCAATGTCACTATATGTAACATCATAATAGTAATTGTATGGTGGTGTTTGTGGATTACTATCTCCTCCACCTACCGCTTTACTTACCGCATATGCTCCATATAATGGCATATAAACATTTATGTTGGTAAATGATGGTTTAAATACTATTTCATATGTTTTCCATCTATTTATTTCACCTCCTGTAACGGTAACATAATTCATTTCATAATCACCACTTGCATTTTCTAGCCAAGCATCTTCCGTACTCTGTACTCCATCTTTTATGTAATAATGATAGGTTTGGTTGGTCTGAACTCTGTGTATTTTTGGAGAAACAAGAACTCTGAGTATATCGGTAGATACAACACCAACTGCTAAAACTCTCATTTTAAACTTTAGTTTGAATCCTGTTAAAGATATTGGGTGATCTGTTCTGTTTACCTTATCCTCACCATTAATTAAATGTGGGTCACTAGCTGTTCCATTTAAAACTGCTCCACTTGATGCTAAATCAATCTCCATATAAGACTGATAATCACTTTGACCCTCCATTGGTATATTTAAATCAGAATATTTAAAAACAACAACCTCAGTAGCTGATGGGTCTGCTCTTTCCCAATCACTAAAACCGTAAGTACTAGTATTTATTATTTCATCCAATCCAAAAGTTGCTACCAATCCATTACTTGTTGATTTATCAGTTATAGTTACTCTCTTTAATGGGAATTGTAAGGTTAAATTAGCTGCTCCATCAATTTGCTGATAAGAAACATCACCACTATATAATGAAGCTGATTGACCAACACTCCTACTTATGGTGGAATAGCTTTGGCGAGTGGTGCTTTCATCAACCCAAGTGCCTCCATCTGCTTTTATACAAGTGTATTTAGTATTTGTGATTGTTAAGTCTGATGGTTTTATAATACACCAATTACCATCTCTTTGGTATAATATTAATCCTAAACCTTTTAATATATCCTCCAATGTTTCTGTCATTGTTTTTGACTCACCTTCTCTTATTAAATATGTGTGATGATGTACTCTATTATACCAATCGAAATCATTGAAATCAGCTTGTGCAGAAGCATCTGAATTTTGAAGGTGAACTGCATAAATAATATCGTTTCTTACTCCTGTGAAGTAAATAAACTTTTCAATTACTCTATTGAATTGTTGATAACCCCATCTATCAACCATATAGTTGGCACTAGCATCTAAAAATCTAGCAGCATCTTGCTGGGTTATATAAGTTAATTCTTTTAATAGGTGTAATCCATCATATGCTTTTAATGATATCTGATATGGAGCAGAAATGAATGGTTCTGATATGTATTGTGATCCAATCCATCCTTGCCAAAACAAAGAACCATTTTTATATAGAAAAACCTTAAACGTGTCATTCTCAGCTAAAAACAAATCATCATAATTATCTGAATCATTAATTTTCATAAAATTAATATCCAAATAACTTGATCTAATAGGCTTTAATATGTCATCACCATCATAATTTATTGATATTGGACTTCCTGTTCCAATTAATTCAGCAGAAGCATCTGCACTAGAACCATCTTCATATTTCTTATGAACCTCTAGTTTATAGTCATTAAACTCTCCTTCAATAATATCATCAAATTCTAATTGATATTTTTTTTGATAAAAACTCATACCTTAACCTCCTGTTGCGTTTGTGAAATTATTTTGCCTACCTATTACCGTAACTAAATCATTACCATTTATTCTAAAAGTTTGCTCTCCTTGTATTGCCTTCATAAAGCTATCCATACTATTGCCATTTGATGATCCATTATTTGCTCCTCCTCCAGCTTCTCTTGCAGATTGAGAGTTTTTTACTTTCTGAAGTTGACCCTTACCAATTGCAATTAATCCAGAACCAACCGCCATCATACTTAATCCTACGGCTGCTCCAGCCGGTCCTCCTTCTAGTGCCTTCTTTACACCTTCAGTAGCTAATATTGCTCCTAGACCAAGACTAAATAATGCTTGACCTAATCCAACCATCATACCAGCAAACAATCCTAATGTTTTTTCTTTTTGCTCTTCCTTGCTTATAGTTGAATCTGGAGGTGTAAGTAATTGAGTCCACAATTGAGATGCAGCATCTGTTATTGGTCTTAATATATCAATCCATCCTATCGCTGATTCTTTTGCATCATCAATGGATTTACCATCAACATTTACCTTATATAAACTACTAGCACCATCAAATTCAGTTATTTTATTAAGTTGACCACTTACGGCAGTTAATTCACTTAAAACACCTTTAATTTCAGTACCCCACTCTCCTGTTATTCCAGCTATTTCCTCAAGATATAGAAACTGTTTCCATAAACTATCTTCCATTTTAGATAATTCATCAGTATTTAAACTTTTAAGACTATATTCAAAATCTTCAGCAGATTTTCTAGCGTTAACCAAACTTATTTTATCAGCTATTTGTCTTTCTAGTTCTCTTTTCTTTATCTTTTCATCTAAAAGAGTATTCATAAAAGATAATTGAGCTTTTTCTTGTTCTAATTGAGTATTTGTTATGTCACCAAGAGCATTTCTCTGAATATCTAACTCTAAAATACTAGTCTTATAATTACTTATTTCAATGAGGTCTTCTATGCTCCTTCCACTTAACGCTTTTTGTTCTTCATTTAACTCTTTAGTTGCATCTAGTTTTTCTTGTTGTCTATCTAATAATGCTAACTTTTCCTTTAAAATTCTTAATTCTTCTTTCTGTACATCCTCAATTTTTACTGCTAATTCTCTTAAATCATTTTGAGCAGTAACATTTTGTATATTTAATTCTTTTATTCTTTCATCACTCGGTAGTATTCCTCCAGATTTCTCATTAGCTATTTCAGATAACATTTGATTTATTGCAATATATCTACCTAATTCACCTTTTGTTAATATTCTAGCAGCTTCTTGATTTCTTTCTATTTCATATCTTATCTTTGATTGTTGAAATAGTTTTTCATTAACATCATCAATTAAACTTAACTTAGCTAATTCAGCTTCTTTATTAATAAATTCTGTGGTTTGTGTTTCTGTTACCGCACTTCCCCTAGCGTTGATATCTGCAAGTGTTTTGATTTCAGTAAATTCTTTAGATGCTTTTTTACCACCAAATAACCTTAAAGATTTTATTTTATCAGCCAAACTTAATAAGTTATTAAGTCTATCCATAACAGCAATTATCGGAGGCAATACAATATCACCCAATGCTTCACTAAATGTAACCCAAGATGCATTAAACTGCTTTAGTGTTCCATCATATGTATCCATTGACCTCTCTGCATCACCTAAGATACCAGAATCGGTCATTGATCTCATTATTATATTAAGTCTTCCTTGAGTCTTTATTACCTCACTAGTGTTTTGTACGGTTGTTTTAAGACCCATATTAAACAACTCTTCTTGTAGAGCAGCTTGTTTTAGGTTTATTCCAAACTGATCTAAAACCTCTGGTGATCCAGCAAGTGCTGCAAGAAATCTTTTTTGTGCGTTTTCATCTTGTAATCCAAAGAATGATGCTAAATCTAATGATAGCTTTTGCATAGAAACAGACATCTTAGCTGCCTCCTTACTTTGAAATCCTAAACCATTAAAGAAGGAGTTAAATGCAACTGATCCTTGCTTTAGTTGGGTCATGTTCCTATTTAAGGAATCGCCAATCTCTCTTAAACTATCCTCTGTGGATTTAGCCATTCCAGCAAATGACCGATCAAAACTCTTTTCTACTGTTTCAAATTTAGCTGCTGCATCTACAAATACACCACCTAATTGAAATAATTGTCTACCAATGGCAACTATAGAGAACGCTTTAATCATTTTAGTGATCCCTTGTAATCCACTTGTTACCGCAGCAGCACCTTTCTTAAATCCAGTAGAGATAAGGTTAACTATAATGTTTAATTTACTTTGTTCAGCCATGATACAAATTTAAGTAATTTTATATAGGTAACTTAATGAGTTTACCTTTGATCTTGTTGATCTCTTCTTCTGTTGGTAATTGTACTTTTGATTTTCCAATATTATCATGTGGTAGTGTAAACAAATCTTTTGGTCTGATTGTTTTCTTCCTACCCATAGCTGAGTTTAATATCATTGCAGATTGATATCTCGTTCTATCCCAATGTTGGTTTTGATTGTGTAACCAACCTTCTAACGATCTTGTATAATCACTCCATGTCATTAACCAAAAAACGCTTGGGTCTAATCCAAGCGTTCCTATAGCTTCATCCAATAAGTCATCGAATGTTATTAATTTTTTTTTATGTCATCCTTATTGCTATCAATGATGTTTCTAGTTAAGCCATTGTTAGAATTATTCTCTAAGTCTCGTGAACCAACCATTGTCTTCATTACTTTGTCTGAATCTTCTTGAGAAATATCCATTACCCAATCATAAAAATCATGGATGTTATAATCAATTGATTTGCTATTCTTTTCATCATAAGCTACACAACCACTATACAATAACCAACTAAAAGCTTTTGCTTGTCTTTTGTCTGAGAATACCTTATCCATCTCAGTTAAATTGATATCCATACCTTCACAAAATATTGCATAGGTGTTCATATTAAATACCAATCCTCTTTCTTGATCACCAAGATTGATGATACAAGTACCTCTGTGTTTGTTTGTTGCCATAAAAGTTTGTTTTTAGTCTTTGTTCTTAAGCAAAGCTACCAGGATATGTCGGTGTTCCTGTTGCTCCTTGGTTACCGTAAGTTAATGCTCCTGTTCCTGTTAAAGAACCGCTAAAGCTTACAGGTTGTTCTGCTTCTGCACTCTCCTCTAGAGAAGAAATGTAAGCATCACCATACCAATATGTACCTTCTTTTCCCCAAGCTACTTTAATTTTTGTTCTAGTAGAGAAATAAGTCCACAACGGTAGTAAACCATTTGCTGAAGCATCGTCAGTAAGACTTACTAATGCCTCAAAATCCATTGTGAATGATTTCATCCCAGCAATAACTTCTGACCATCCAGATGAGTCTTTGGTAGAAATATCTGGAGTATCAGCAGAGATTGATAAGCTACATGATTTAGATAATCCGATGGGAATCCACGCAGAGCCATCTTGGGGGATAAATAATGTTAAGTCTGTTCCGTTAATTGCAGCCATGTTTTTAAATTTTATTCAAAGATAACAATAAAAAAAATAATGATTAGTAAACTACTCCTGTAACCTTAAAATCAGCATTATAAAACATTGCTCCTTCATTGTCTGCTGCCAATTCATATCCACTAACATAGCATCTACCACTAAATATTACATCTGTATTTGAGTCTACTATATCGAATCTAACTTCCTCTCTTGTGATGATTAAATTATCTAATGTAGATGTAGGATTTGGTTCAATTGCTCCATCTTCCCAATTGACATTAAATAACTCCCAATAGTAGTTTGTTGTATCCCATGTCTGACCTCGTTCTCCTAATTGTAATAAACCTTCTGCCGAGAAGTTAGACGATCTCCATCCAACCATTGATTCACTCCATCCTTTTTCTACTCCATCATAGAAAATAGCTTCCCAAGTGAAATCAGCTAACTCCCAATTTATATTGGTCTGTTCCCAAATATATTCTTGCGTTGGGATTTTTCTAAACTCCTTCTTATAAGACGCATCAACTGTATCTCCGCTAAACGAAAATGTATGAGATTTTGAGTATAGAAGTTTATCATTATCAATATATACCAAGAGAGAACTTCCATTCATTTATTCATTGCTTATCACTTGACATTCGAACACTAAAGTTTTTTGATAATAATCATATTGACCATCATCATCTTGTATGTACCTTTGGTTTGTTTGTTTGAAAATGAACATTGTATCTAACACCACTTCCTCTGCATCAACCTCTCCAAGAAATTCTACCGTTGTGCTATGGTTTCTTATTAGTTTTAGAATTGAATTAGAAATATCATCAACATCATCTTGACCACCATAATTCAATGGAAATCTTGTGTGTATTTGTATTTCAACTTCATATGTTCCGTAGAAATTAGTCTTTAATGAATCATCAGCGTAATTAGATGTTTGAACAACAATGTAAGGATATGTAGTTAAATCAGTTGCTTTCGCTACTATTGGAACAACATAGTCAGTAGATGCTTCTGCACTACCTTCCATAACGGTAATATTACCATTGAGTTGTTCGTAAATATAACCTCTTACATTTTTGCTATTATCATTCATATACTACACCTTCTATATAATTCCCAAAGAAATCAATGAAACTTGGCTTAATTCTTAGATGTTTTATCTCATCTAGCTTTATTTTATTCTTTATTACCGTGAACTCATCACTTTTGGTCTGAAAGTCTCTTATTTCGCTATTTATAGCCTCTACAATCGATTCATTTGACTCGGTTAATGTAAATGTACCATTTTGGTCTAAAGTTCCGTATTTCTCAAGTATTGACTTCTTAATCTCTTGTACACTATCAAGTTGAGATTTAATTCTTTTTGGTGCTTCCTTTAGTAAATAGGATAAATCCATAGAGACACCATCTTCTGTCTTTTCAATTGAGGATATTAACATATTTAATCCAATTAAATAATTCTCTGCCTCTAGAAATGTGATTGTTTTGTTTTCGAACATTTTGTGTTTGTTTTGTTTTGTTTTACAAAAATAGTTAAATAAAGGTAATGTAAGCTGATTTACCGTTCTTGTCTTTATATGCCTTTAATATTTGCTTACGATTGTCTTTGCCATTGTATGAGAGATGTATCCAATCTGGTTCTTCATCACTACCAAACTCCCATATCAATTGATCAAAATCTAAATTGTCTTTGATGTAATAGAATAATTCAGCATTGGTTTTCTTTCCTAGTGAATCAATGTCAATTGCTTTTCCTTGCAAATGTTGTGATCTAGATGAGCTTCCTCCAATTGCTTTGTTTAATTCTACACTTCTATAGAATGAATTAATTCTAATAGGATGACCACACCACTCTCTTAAAGGTTCGAATACATTCTCGGCAGTAGATTTCATATTCTCTAAATGTTCCTCCGTTGGAGCATTAGATATACCAAGTCTAGTTGCGGTTTGGGAAAATGTAGCTTCCTTGTCTGATATGTGCTTACTAACCATTAGCTTTTAATAAACTTATTAATGCACGTTATACCTTATAGGTTTATTATACAAATATATACTATTCAGGTGTTTCTATTACCTCCGTTACAACAACAGGTTCTTCAGCTACCTCTGTTACTACTTCAGCAGCTATTTCTTCTTCAGTTGCGCTAGGAAAGAACTCTTCCATAAGAGGC